TCATACTTTTTAATATTTATCTTAAATGTTTCTGAATACAAATCCACTTCACGTTGTGACAATTCATATTGCTTACATACTCTTTCATATGTAGTTTTATCTTTTTTTATTTTTTTAGTATAATTAATATATTTTCTTTTTGTCTTTGGAATTAAAAAATGTAAAAAATTATAATGATCAACATTTATACTAAAAGCCGATCCATACATATTAACACTATTGTTTATTAATGGAACAAACCGAGTATCAGCAAACGTCACATACCTATTCACTATATATGGAGAATAAATCTGTGTAGATGTAACATCGATGTCAATTTTATCCCGTTCAAATAAAATATTAGTTACAAAATCAAAAAAATTATTCGCTTGCTTCATAATACAGACAGTCTAAAATCCAATAAATGATTTTCATCCAACTTTTGCAAAAAAAATTTGGACCATGAGTACAACCTAAAAAAACTAAATTACAAAACCGCCAAAATGGGGGATTCCCCGGGTTTTGCAAAAAAAAATTGGACACAGTACCAAAACTCACACAGTTAATTTGGTTGTCGCAATAAACGCATCATCCGTCATGGAATAGTACAAATCCACCACAATTTTCATGAATTCCTCCACTTGATTGTCGGTTAAATTAGTGGAAAACGCAAAAGACGGTGCTTTTCGACCAGCCAACACATTAATTGCAGTGTGACCGATCGCAACATTGTCTTTCGAATAAGTTATACTAACACTACACTTACCTTTTGGTTGAATTATCCCGTGCTGTTCAAATTCTTTATGTACAATTAAGTCATCACCGTCAACTTCGATCGGAGCTTTGAGATACTTCGTTGATAACAAGTTCGCAATTTGCGTATTGAATAATCTTTGAAAGAAAACAGCACCAAGAGGACATAAATTAGGAAGCTCCCAACAAAAATTAACAGCGTCGTCGGAATAAATGAAATCATTGTTAAGAAGGTCTTCATTGTCAATCATTCCCTCCGTTTCTACTTTCATTGGCGCACGAAACGCAATAATATTTCCAATCGGGAGAGTTTTTTTTCGAAAATATTTATAAGCAAAGCGGTTGTGAATTAAATTTCCATCATACAGATCGATATCTCTTAAAATCATATTAAGTATTATAGAATAGCCTTAAAGATAATCAACACGTCAACATGAAGATACATTTATTTTCAATGTTAAGTTTGGATGAAAATGAATACCCAGATTTAAATTTATATAAACATTTTATAGATTATTATAAACAATTAGGAGTTGATTGTAGAAATTTTACAATTATACCTTGCGGTATAGCCAATTATAAAGAAAACTTCGAAGAGTTTCGAGAAATAAATGCGATACACGGGATACCGAACCTAGATTTAATTTCAAAAAGATATGATATTTTGCCAGCAAATATATTTTTATTAAAATGGCAAGAAACGATCAATAAAGAAGATTGGATTCTGTTTCCAGATCCAGATGAATTCATGGAATATGGACACTTTGATAACATACCGCACTGTGCTGAATTTTTAGAAAAAAATAATTATTACGCCTTACGAGGTGAATTTGAAGATAGAATTGCAAACGATCTTGTGTTACGAAGAGTAGAGTACCCGGAAGATCTATTTGATCAATTTCCAAAAGGAGCTGGTATTACAAGATACTTTGTAGGGGCTGCTTGGACAAAAATTTTATTATCAAAAGCTAAATTAGAATTACGAATAGGACACCACGACATATTCTGGAACGCTAAACAGAACCGACCGGTGTTTCTTAGTGATAAAATATGTCGTGAAGATCCAGAATATTGGGAAGACTGTACGACGCATCGTCGATATGATACAACTTTTAAAGTATATCATTTTAAATGGACTGAAGCATTAATACATAGATTAAAAAATCCGAACAAACATACAGACCTATATAGCATGTTTAACGAAGATAGAGACAACACTAATCAAATTATTACTGATAATAAATTTAATATTATAATACATTAGGGTTAAAGTTTCCTATTTTATAGCGCTGAGCTCTTGTCATAAATTTTTTACTAAGTGGTATTTCAGAGTCAATTTGACTTTCAAATAAAGTACCCTCAGACAAAAACGGATGAAAAACATATGCTTTATAAAATTTTCTAGCAAAAACTGTTCTACTTAAAGTACCAATGATGCCGTCTGAGATAAGTATAATAGGATAAAATCGAGTTAATAACTGCTTAGCAATATTAGCAGTAAGAGAGTAACAAACTGCACCGCTATATTCTTTAAACCCGGTATAAAAATACTCATTAACTTGACTTCTTTTTTTAGCTAACTCAGGCTCTCTTTTGCTATCAAAAGGTCGCCAAGAATGAAAATGAAGAACATCCCAATTAGGTGGAATATATTCTTTCCACTCTAAAGCATTATTACACAAATCAATATTTAACACAGCATCATCTTCTATGACAAGAAAATTATTTACTTTGTCTTTAACTGCTGTTTTACATGCTTTAAGATGTCCATATGTACAGCATATCTCTGCTAAAGACATCGGATATGGGGAACCTTTTACATTAGGTTTAAGTACATCTGGAGGGGCTAATGTTTCTACATCCCATAATTTTTTAAATCTAAGTTTTCTTCGTTTGCCCTTCCCTTTAATAAATAAATCGTCCGGAGTAATACTACGAACAAATTTATAATTTTCAATATTACATGCTCGTAGATGCTCCTGCATATACTCTCTACGAACCGGATCTCGCCCCCAGACTACATATATTTTATCAAATAATGTATCTAACATTAAAAAACATTAGCGTAAAAGAGTTTCCTTGTACCCTAGCATTTCCCATGTTTCAGCTTCTGCAGCCCAATAAACAACAATACCAATCGGAAGCTCAGCAGTATCAACAAAGTCATCATTAACAATACCTTTCTTGACTTTTGATTTTTCTACAAGAAAAACCTTTTCCTTGAAATAAATAGCTTGACACTTCCGCTTATATTTTATTTCATATGCTTCCTTATCAGGTACTTTAGTCCAATCCCAGATTAAAGGATTCCAAAAAACTGATAGAGTAGGTTTGACTTTTGCCTGAATTGTTTTGGTGCCTAAGAATGTAATTTCTTGTATATCCTTTTTTGCAGGCTTATATGCAGATCCATTAAAAAATATATCTACATTTTCAAACATATCGTCAGCAAGTGGATCATTAATCTCTATATCTGCCGAAACTTCGTTAGAGGGTTTCGCCGGTGCCTTCTTAGTTTTAGTTTTAGTTTTTGATGCAGTCATAATTACTATTGAAATATACGTTCATTCTTGTAATTAATTATACATGTCAAACGATCTTGCAACTAGGTTTTGTGACCGGCCATGGACTTTTTTAGAGATACAAGAAAAAGGTTTATATAATTGTTGTCCTAGGTGGGTTAAAATGAACAAAATAGGAGAAATTACTCCCGAATTAGATTTCGCAAAGGAATGGAATAGTGAAGCTAGTAGAGCATTCAGGCGAACTATTCTAGATGGTTCTTTTAGTATGTGTAGTAGTGAAGAGTGTCCTATGATTCAAAATAAAAGCTTACCAAAGCGTGCTGACATATTAAATGGATCACATGGTGAAAAATTAAAGACAATTGTAGAAATGGATCTAGATATATCTGATCTACCTTCTACTATTAATCTATGTTATGATAGGTCTTGTAATTTAGAATGTCCTAGTTGCAGAAAGCAAAAAATATTTTATAACGAAAAAAACTTTCCACGACAATACAAACAAGTATTAAAAATTAACGATAAACTATTACAGATGATTCATAGTAAGCCTCATGACGTTAATCTTAATATAACAGGTTCTGGTGATCCGTTTGGGTCTCCATCATTTTTTGAGCTAATGAAAAAAATTAACCCACGGCTGAACCCGAGAATTTCATTAACACTACAAACAAATGGAGTATTATGGGATGAACAGAGATGGGCAAAATTAAAAAATATACATAAATTAAACATAAAAACTATTATTAGTTTAGATGCTGGTATAAAAGAGCATTATGATAAAGTTAGGGTAGGAGGAGATTGGGATCGGTTGATGAAGAATTTAACTTTTATAAGGTCTCTTTGTTTACCATGGGTTAGATTAGATATGTGTGTACAAAAAAACAATTATCAGAGCATACCTGAATTTATTGAAATAGCTAAACGATATAATTTTGATTCCTACACATCGAGAATATTTAACTGGGGTACATTTAAAGAAGAACAATTTAACGAACATAATATTTTTGATACAAAGCATCCAGAACATAAAAAACTATTACGAGTAATAAACAAAGAATATAACAGCCCTAAACATGATTGGGGTAATTTAACTGAATTTAGAACTGGTACAAAATGAAAATAGCAGTATTATTATTCGGACAACCTAGGTTTTGTAATTTAAGCTGCGAAAGTATTATACAAGAGACGACTTTTGAGGATAGTACCACGGATTATTACTTCCACTTTTGGAACAAAATAGCATATCATAGTGACGACACGGAATATGAATTAACTAATAAGGATAAAAAAAAGATAGTAGATGCATATAAGCCAAAAAAATATTCCTTTACTGATTATTCTATATTAGAGGAAGCTTGTGAAGAAGAATTTAAAGTAGTACAAAAACATAAAAAAGACCTAAATAGCTTT